GAAGAGGCGAGAATGATGCTTGGTGAAGTCCAGCCCGCCGTCGAAAGAGAAATCTCCGCCGAGACCCTCGCCGTCCACGACGCTCTTTACGTGCCTGAAAGCGAGGCACAGGAAGCGAAAGCTGAAATGAAAGCTGTGTACAAAGAAGAGTATGGAGTGGCGCCACATCTCAAATAAAAGAGACTGTGAATCCTTCTGAATCAACGGTTTTTTCAAGAACACTTTCCAATTGAGCTCATATCTAATTACTGCGATAGAAGAAGAAAGAGCATCCAAAAAAAGCATATCACGCGGTTTCAGTGCTTGGAGCAAATCCAATCTGAAGCCGCTTAATGAAAGGGAGAAGCCAGCTTGCCATTCCTGCACCTCTGGCGAAACGGCGATCCTCAAACCAAAACGCGAAAAAGAGCGGCTGCCAGTCGGCGGCCGCTCTTTCGCATTTGGTGCTTGTTTTGAGTCTCCCTTGAGAACTTTCGCTTGTGCTTGTGAAACCGTTATATTTTGCCTACAAGCGGTTTGAGCATACAAGCTTTGGTTTGCCCCTCACCAAACGTTGAACTCTTTCTGAGGCAAACTGTGCGGGTCAGAAAGCAATTGAGCCTCAATTTGTTTATGATTCTTGTCGTTCGACAACTTTTTTGAGAAGATTTGCGATTATGCTTTCTTGCTCGCTGGTCTTGATGTCTTTTCCTTTGTTGACCGCATCTGTTATTTTCTTCTTTTCGCGAAGAAGTTTCGCCATCTCGACGTCGATGGTGTCATCGGCAAGGAGAAAGTAAACATTCACCGAGTCTTCTTGACCAAACCGAAAAGATCTGTCTTCTGCTTGTTCAACGTCTGCCCAACGCCATGGCAACTCCACAAACGCAACATTTGAGGCTTCGGTAAGGGTGATACCCACGCCTCCAGCTTCGATATTCAGCACAAGCAAGTCATGCTCTCCGTTCTGAAACTCTTCAACGATTTCTCCACGGCGGTCTGGGTTCACCGATCCCGTAATCTTCGGGCAATCAAATTCTTCGGCGAGTTCTTCGGTTGTGTCTTTGTAATGGGCGAAAAGAAGCAGAGGCTCCCCGGAGTCCATGAAGTTTCGAATCCACTTCTTCGCTTCTTTCATTTTTCCTTCAGATGTCTTTTGTCGAAGCTCATTGATTTTCACAAGGTGCTCAGCGTTCATCGCCTTCCGGACTTTTGCTTCGACGTGACGCTTTTTGTGAGCTTCTTGAAGTGGATCGGAAAGATGTTCGATTTGTTTTTGAAACTCAGGGTCTTCTCGGTATTTGTCCCGAAGGTGATCGGCCAAGTTTTCTTCGACTTCGTTGTATTCGTTTCGGTTGTCGATTTCAAACTCGACGGCAGTCCGCTGCTTGTCTGGAAGCTCTTCAAGGATATTTTCATCATCTTTATTTCTTCGAATATAACAGTTCCCCGTGAGCCTTTCGTGAAGCTCGTCAAGATTTGAAGCCCCGGATATATCCCATTTTCCAAAGCGGGCTTCCTTTCTATTGCAGAATCGAGAAGTGAACTGCATCCAGCCTCCGAACGTATCCTTGAACACGCCCAAAATTTTGAGCTGGTTTATAAGCTCGGAAGGCTGGTTCATGACGGGGGTTCCGGTCAGAAGAAGCCGATAAGGAATTCCGCCGTTTGCTTTTACTATTTTTCTGACTGTTTTACTTCTTTTCGCTTTATTGTTCTTCAATTTGTGCGACTCATCACAAATTATCGCTTCAAACTCTTTCTCCTTGAATTTCTCTTTGAACTTATGAACAAGTGAATACGTGCAAATCACCACTGATCCCCGAAAGTCGCTGTGTTTTCCGCTTTTGAGTGTTTTGATCGCCCGGCGAGGAACCCAAGTGTTCCATTCTTTTTCCCAATGAGATCTCACTGCAGCCGGAACTACGCAAAGAACCGGGTAAGCATCGAGGTGATGAACTGCAGCAATTGACATAGGAGATTTCCCTAGGCCCATTTCGTCGCCAATGAGCACTCTCTCATTTTTTTCAATATACTCCACTCCAGCTTTTTGGTAGTCTCGAAGCCTCATTCCCTTCGCCGTGCCGTAAACACGGTCCAAATCATTTGGCTTTGCGCCGGTAGCGAGCTTTCGGTTTTGTTTTTCTTCTTTTTCTTCTTCTGCAAACCGCTTACGGAGCTCCATGATCATATTTTCGATCTGATCGGGAAGCTCTCCAACGCCGAACTGATTGCAAAACCTCAAAAACTTCGTGGCGCTTTCGCGAGTTTTCAACGGGACATGCCAGTTTTCAGTTTCGGGCTTGTACTCCCGCCCAGGAATTTTTTTGACTTCGTTCACTTTGTCCCAACTGAAGTCATTGGAGAAGTCAATCTTGACCCATTCTTTATTGATACGTGAAAGTTCCATAAGAGGCGCAGATGTGGTTTTTGTTTGTATGCGTGCCTTTTCTCTTTTTGATATATATCAGTCGAAGACGCCGCAATAATTGTATATACGACGCCAAAAGCCCAAATCTTGTCAAAGAATGGCGAAAAAAATCAAGTTTCCGAGAGGGCCATTTTTGAATCCTGATATAGAGAACCCGCAAGCTCTCAACCGAGAAGAAATCGGCAAAAGCGACCTTCTTCCCGTTAGAGGAAACACGCCGTTTGGTCGGTACGACGGGGACCCGGAATTTCGACGTCACGCTGAAAAGTTCACAATGTGGGCGGCTCGGCGGCTTGGGTGGCCGGAAATGTCAATCGAAATATCTGAACACGACTTTTATTCGGCGCTAGAAGAATCGATCGACGAGTTCAGCCGAATTGTTCACAATCAGAACATCGAAGACAACCTTGAAGCGATTCTTGGAGAAGACGCCGAAAGAGACCTCACTGGCCGGTGGGTTTCGACCAGTGGCGTCGGGCAAAACATTCAACTAGCCAAAGATTATGGATCGCCTGTCGCCGGTGGAGCTGGAGGAAACGTAAATTTTCATAAAGGCTTTATTGAGCTCCAGCAAGGTCGCCAGATTTACGACAAAAGCGAAATCAAAACGTCTGTCGAAACCTCAGAAGGAAGCTTTGATTTTGTTTCCCCGGATGAAGAAATTGTTGTTCACCGTGTATTTCACGAGGACATTCCTTCAAGCGTGTTTGGGTATTACGGTTCTGGATTCGGCGGGGGCGTTGGGCACGGCGGTTCTCGTGGAATCGGGATGGGAGGCATGTTTGGTGGTGGCGCCGGGTACGGCGGTCAAAGCGGAAAAGCCCTTCAAAGAAGCCAGCAGTACACCCTCTACCCGCTTTACGATACGACGCTTTCGATTCAAGACTACGAGCTTCATGAAGATCTTTTTCAAAGCGAATACTCATTTGAAATCATCGGAGACAAAATTAAAATCTTCCCGACTCCTCGCCACCGGCGGATGCGGGTTTGGGTAGAGTTTGTTTACGCTGATGAAGCGCTTGGGGTGGAGGTGCTTGGAGATTCGACTGCTCGCGCCGAAGTGGGCGAAAGCATCAACAACGTAATCAGCGACTATTCTGATGCTCCTTATGATTTTATTCCGTATCGCTATATTAACGCCCCAGGCAAGCGCTGGATATTCAAGTACGGGCTTGAAACCGCAAAGCATAAGCTCGGAACGGTTCGATCGAAGTTCAGCGACACGCCCAGCCCACAAGATCAATTTCAACTTGACGGGCAAGACCTCAAGCAAGAAGCGGGAGACAACATGCAGACGCTCGTTGATAATCTTAAAGAGCAGCTCAACCAGCTATCCAGAGAAGAAAGGCTTCGCCGAAAAGCCGAAAACGCCGAAAACTTAAACAAAGTTCTTTCGAAAATTCCGACCCTCATTTACCGAGACAACTGATATGGAAAATAGCAAGCTCCGATACATCATAAGAGAAAAAGTGAAGCGGCTCATCAAAGAAGACAAATTCGAATATGAATCCGTAGAAGACTCTGGCGCCAATCCGCAACCGGAAGTCAAAAAGGCGATTGAGCGCTTTCGAGAGATGGACCCGGAAGACCGAAGCACAAATGTTTTGCTTTATTGGCTGATTGGGAAAAAGGCGGGGACTCCCCCTTATAAGATGAGCCAAGAGGACGTCCAATATTCTGATGACGCTGGAACCCAGGAAACCGCTTGCGCAAACTGTGAATTTTTATATCAAAAAACCACAAGCGGCAAATACATTTGCAGCCAAATCCGTGGAGAAGTCCGGCCGGAAGGCTGGTGCAACCGGTGGAAACTTGCAGACACGATTAAAGAAAACGAGGAGTGATGGGAAAATTCAAAGATTTAATTATTCAAGAGCTTGGAGAAACCATCGACGCCTACGACTGGCGCCAGCTCCGAAGTTCTGAAAAAATGTACCAATATCAGTTTTACGCAGAGAAGCTCGAATACGAAGTGCTCATTGAACTTTTTATGCCGGGATATTTGTCCGTTGAGTTTGCCCCTGATTCAAGCCAAGACTTGGACAAGATGCCGGGAGAGACGAGATATTCAATGACGACGGGGGTAGGAAGCCCGTTTCGAATAATGACGACAGTACTTCAAATCGCAAAACACGCCTGGGAAACCAGAGAAGAGTTTCGGCACTCTTCTGACTTGAAAGGTTTTGCCTTCAACCCGTCAACAAAAAAGACGAATCAAGATGGACCGAATATTCGCACAAAGCTTTACAAGAGGTTCATCAAAAAACAATTTCCCGACGCAAAAATTGAATCGGGACCTATAGACCTCGTTCAAGTAACGCTCACATGAAAGAATCCCGGCTCCGCCATATTATTCGAGAAGAGATTTTGCTTCAAGAACTCTCTCGCGGATCTGTGCTTTACCACAGATCCAAAAAAGAACTCGAGCCTGGACAAAAAATTGGGGGAAGTGGAAGCAGCCATGGAGAAGGCGCTCATAAGCGAAAAGCAAAGGCGGAAGAAGAGTTTGAAGAGTATCGCCAAAACTACACTCCAGGCAAGCCTTCAAGATATGGCGCCGTGTTTCTTTCGCCAACGCCAAAATCTCGCTTCAATAAAATGGGCGATTTGTATAAAGTGAAGCTTACGGGAAATTATCATATCGCAGACTCTCGAATGTTTGACGCATACCAGAGCCCATACAACTTTGACGTTGACCCGGAACAAGCGATTCAATGCTACTGGAAGCCGGGGTCTCTTCGGATGTGCTCAGACATCCGGAATGTGAATTCAAAATACCTTGAAGTTGTTGCCGACGAGGCGGTAGTCATAGAAAAAATGGCAAGCGATTTTTTGACAGAAGGAGATGAAGTTCGAATTATTGAATCGCCGTTGGTCTTTGTCCAAAAAGGCGCCGACGGCACTTCTGGCGATCCGAAGGTTTGGCGAGAGCACCCGAAAGTTGAATCGGTTTTTGAAATCAAGACAAACAAAGATTTTAATAAACACAAAGCTCGGCTCGAAACACCATCGGTTTGGACAGTGGCGCATGCAGAGCCTCACGATAGCGCCCAGCAGCAAAACCGAATTCGGCGTGGTGGCGGCCCCGGAATGAACTACGCTTACTCTACATACAAGCGAATTGGCTTGCAAGATGGAAAAGTGGCTCCTGCGTATGGAGCTTACGACGACAGCATTGAAAAACTCAAGTTTGAAGAAATATGACCGTTCCAAACGTTGGTGACAGGCTCACATATACGGTCCATTCGGTGAACATTCCTGAAGAAGTCCCTCAAGAAGCGGTCACTCACAAGCTCAACAAAGACCGAGTGTTTGAAATCGAGCTTTTGAGTCAGGCCGAAATGAGAGATCTTCGCAACCGGTTTCGCTTGAGTCTTCGGCGGCGCGGGGTAGTGGGAGCAAGCAAATCGGAAATCAGTAGAGTATTTGATGAAGTAATGAAAAGTGTTGCTGGTCAAATTGAGACTGAATTTGAAAAGGTTGGAGTCGGTCATGTCATCGGAGAAGATCGCCACTTCGGCGACGGCCGAGACAGCGAAGAGTGGTTTTACGTGCTCCGTTGGCCGGAAGGGAACAAAATTCGGAATCGGCTCGGGTTTGAAGAAAAAAACTTTCACATGACGCTTGGAATGACCGGAAACGGCGTCGATGAATACGCAAAAGACAAATCGACGCTTCTAGACGACGAAGACCTTTCAAAATTGGAAGGCGGAATGACCAAGCTTTTTGTTGACGAATAAAGTGGCAAAGTTCAAGAACTCGATACTTTCTGAAATCGGAAATCGGACAAGTGGATACGATTGGAATATTCAATCCGTGCATTCTCACGGCGTCATATATGAATTCGAAACAGAAGAAACTGAATACGAAGTCCTAGTCGAAAAAGTGATGGAGAAATTCTTGGGCGTCGATTTTACTACTGCCAACGGCGCAAAAATGACGAGCAAAACTGGAGAAGGCTGGGCTTTGAAGGTTGCGTCAACGGTTACCGATATATCTAGACATGCGTGGGAGAATAGAAATCAGTTTTTTGGAAATGCGCAGCATTTGAAAGGGTTTTCACTGACTCCGACTTCAGCGGGGCGCACCAAGCTTTTTCGGCGGTTCATCGAAAAACAATTTTCCTCGGCGAAAATCGAAATGATATCGAGCACAGATATGCTCGTGATTCTTTCCAAACAGTAGCAGCAGCAACATGCCTTATAAAGACGACGAAGGATTTTTCTTGTCGGATCAAGATTTCGAAATGATTCAACAGTACAACCAAGAATTCGTCGAAGAAGTCGTTGAAGTTTTGATCCGCTTTTATAAAATGGACGTAGATCGGACCAAGACAACGTTTCGAGGGGAAAGCGGTCCCGCCGGAAAAGAATACAGCCGAGTTGTTGAACTTCACACTCTCGCCGTCCCTCAAGACCAACAAACCGATGACAGCGATTATACGTATGATGTCGATCGTGCGGCGGAGTTTGGGTTTCAACGGGAGCGGCTTAAAGAAAAAGAATTCTACCCACAGAGAGGAGATTTAATCGAGTGGGACGAAGAGTTTTTTGAAATCGAAAATGTCGTAGACAACGAGCTTTTGGGCACGAAATACTTCTATCGGCATTCAATCGTTTGTGACACGCATCGGGTCCGGATATCAAACACCGACCTCATAAGCCAAAACAGACAATGAAGGACAAATTCGGACATCTTCGAGATGAAGGGGAAGAAAAAACCGAAGACCAGGAAGTTCGTGGAGGAGAAAACCGTCGCGACGATCAGTACTCTGAAGGCTTTGACGAGGCTCAAGAGGAGGTGCTCGAAAACGTCAAGGAGGGCTCCGAGCTTTCGAGGGTCCGAGAGATCCGGCGGGACACCGATCTGGAAGACCGTGAAGTCGGCTCCACGATTACCGACGTCGACTACGCAATCACTTACGAGCTCGACAAGAATTTTGATTTCCACGTCCAGCAGAACAATCAAAGAATCAAAGTTCCAGTGATTTGGGACAAACAAGAGCGGTGGACGTGGGCGAGGCAGCGGCGGAATCTCAAATCAGTCAAAGACAAAGTGCTGCTTCCTTTGATTGTGCTTGATCGAACGGGAATGTCTGAGCATCCATCTCACGTGACCCGCCCAGATCTTGCCCAGACCAACAGCGTGGGAAAAACATTTTCTGTCCGCCAAAGATATTCGAAGAAAAATCGGTATGATCAGTTCACGGCTCTTCAAAACGCCCAGCCTGAAAGAGAATACTACAGAGCCGATATTCCCGACTTTATTCAAGCCGATTATGACGTGACAATTTATACTGAATACAGGTGGCAGATGGACAAAATTGTTGATCTTATTCAATACTACAACTATTCATATTGGGGAAACGAAGACGAGGGAAGAATCTACTACACGGACATCGGCTCAATCAACGAAGAAATCGAAATGACCGATGAAGCCCGGTATGTCCAAACCGACATTTCTTTAACCGTTGACGGGTATATCGTTCCTCACGAAAAGCAAGACCAGCCGGGAATTGACAAAAATAGCTCTCCGTCCAAAGTTAAGTTTTCAGAAGAGGTTCAACGAGATCTTTAAGCATGGCTATTCAGCTTCGCGACATTCAAAACAAATCTCCGCAGGTTTCGGTTGAGGGGGAGATTCGGTTTGAGCCTTCAGAAGTTCAAGATGAAACCAACGCAATGATTGTCGGCCCGGCCGAGAAGGGGCCGTTTTTCATTCCGACCACGCTTCGGACAAAAGATCAGTTTGACGCTATTTTTGGCGGGCCGACAACATACTCTTCTTACTCCGCGCGAAAGGTGCTTGAAGAAACCGATCGGTTAAAGTTTACTCGCATTGTTTCAACGGACGGGTGGAATCCTGAGCCCATTGCGCTTTTCGCTTCGGGTGGAGAAGACTTTCCTCATTTTGAAGAAGGCACTGGCGCTCCGCTTGCGGTTCTTATTTTCGATGACAAGTACCAAAGAGTTGAAGGAGCGGTTCCGGAAAAAACTGAAATCTCTCAAGCTACCGCAAACCAAAACCGGGTTGCTGAAGATTTTATTCTTCAAACGTTTGATGAAATGGGAGACTTGGTTGACGAGTGGCGCCTTTCCTTGAACCCATTCAGTCCACGATACATCGAGCGCATTGTCCCGCCGAAACTTCGAGTTTACCAAAACTTCCGAGAAACCCAAAGATCGATTGTCGCCGATGCAGACGGCGAGGTGCTTGTGAATCTTGTAACTTTCGAAAACGAAGCGGCGACCGATCCTCTTCGATTTGAGTCGTTTGATTCTCCGAGAACTCCTTGGATTGTTTCTCAAGAAAACCCCCCAGGCGAGCGGAGCCGCCTTTTTCGGATCTGGGTTCGAAGCGGGGGAGCTTCTGAAAATCAGAGGTTCAAAATTTCGCTTGTCGATATTGGGCTTGGGCAAAGCGAATCTGGATGGCCGACGTTTACACTCCGGCTTCGAGACTTTGACGACACAGATTTAAACCAGGAAGTTATTGAGGAGTACAATGACCTCAGTCTTAACCCACAAGACGAGAGGTTCATCGGAAAAGCTATTGGCACTGAATTTAAGAAGTACAACCGAAGCGAAGAACGAATCGAAACGTTCGGGGCTTTTGAAAAACAGTCTCTTAATATCCGAGTTGAGCTTTCCGAGGAGCTGGAAAAAGCTTCAAAAGAAACGCTTCCGTTTGGATTTGAGTCTTACAAAGAGACGTTTGCTGGATCTTCGCAAGTTCCCATTTACCGAACGGACTTCAGCTTCCCGGGCCGCCTCCTTGAATACCTGAATGCAAATGAACCTACATCTCAAAAGGGGCGAACCATTCAAGAAAACCTTCATCTTGGAATTGAATTTCGGGCTCAACAGAACAGAAACTTTTTTCAAGCAATTCCTGAATCGGCTTCTGGGGTAGATGAAGGTTTTAAACTCGACAATTATCTCGATCCCTCTAGTTCAAATCCAAAAAAGCGAAAGTTTAGTCTTGGGTTTCAAGGCGGAAGCGACGGACAGTCGATTTACAGAGAGCAATTTTCCGGCGAAGACATCCGCCGGTCAAACACGTTTGGATTTGATTTTTCTGATCGGTTCAGTGGAGGACAAGACGCATACGAACGAGCTTTTTTTCTTCTCCGAGAAGACGAGGGGGGATTTGACTTTAACCTTTTGACGACTCCGGAGCTTGATTTTCAAAACCACGAGCGAATCATTCGAGAAGGGGAAAAGCTGATGCGGAATCGGCTTGATTCGTTTTACGTGTTCGATGGATTTGAAATTGGAACTACTCCTCAAGAGGCGGCTGAAGAAACCTTTCAACTCAATTCGACGCATACAGCAGCTTATTACGGATGGGTGAATCCAATTGAAGACATTGGTTTTGAATTTGTTCCGCCTTCTGCGATTATTCCACAAACCTATTCGCAAAGTGATGTAATCGGAGACCCTTGGATTGCTCCTGCAGGCGTTCGTAGAGGAGAGGTTCCAGGTATTGAAGACGTTGAGGTTCGGTTGGGCAGGCAAGATTTAGACTTGCTTTATAAAAACTCAATCAATGCCATCACATTCTCTGATGCAAACGGTATTTTGCTTCTCGGGAACCGAACGTTCACATCGAATCTTGATTCATCTCTTTCAAGCATCGATGTCCGCCGAACGCTGGTCTTTGTTATCAGCGAAGTCAAACGGATTTCTGAAAATTTTCTTTTTGAACAAATTAACGAAGAGACTGCGCAAAGATACCGAACGAACATCAACCGGCTTCTTGTGGAAGTTCAATCGAGAAATGGAATCCGAGAATATGAAGTCGATGTAAGTGTTCCGCGACAGCGTTCTCGATTTGAACGACGACCGAACACGATTACAGCAAGCGTTTCTTTGATTCCACAACTGTCTGCTGAATACATCACAGTCGATTTTCGAATAAACGAAGAAGGCGTGAATGTGATTGCCTGATTACCTATATACAATAACGTAACGGTCTACATTTCTTTAATATGGCACAACAACTTACCGAATCAGAAAGAGATCGGCTTGACCAGCTTCAGCGAAATGTCAATGATGAGGTGCTTGCCTACGGCCGCCAAAAGTATATTGTCGAACAGCTCAAAGATCAACTTGAAGAAGAGAAGCTTCGGGCGGAAGAAATCCGACAAGAAGTAGGTGAGCTTCAAGATGAATATGAATCCTTCGTCCAAGACTTGTACCAGAGGTACGGAGACGTTGCAGTTGACCTAGATACAGGAGACATTGTGGGCCGCACTGAGCCCTGAATATCGCTGATGAGCGCAATATATATGAATGAGTGCTGACTGTCGGCCACTATTTATTATTTTAAATCAATCAAACAACAAAAATCATGGCAGAGCAAATGATTTCTCCGGGGGTATTCACTGAAGAACGAGATGAAACGTTCCTTGCCCAAGGAGTGCAAGAAATTGGGGGCGCTTTTGTTGGTCCTACGCAGAAAGGTCCCGCTTTTACTCCTGTTGAAGTGAGCAGCCCGCAAGAATATGAAGAAAAGTTCGGGAATCAAGGATTGTACATGGACTACTCCACGCGAAACTATCTTCGCGACGCGTCTTCTGCGACAGTTGTTCGGCTCCTTGGTGATGAGGGGTACGAGTCTGAAGCCGTTGACGTTCAACTTCCGGAAGGAGAGCTCAGCAAGCGGCCTTTTGAAATTTCAAAAGCTTCTTTCACGTTTGATCCGACAGATGTCCAGCCCGAAGAAGAAGTAGAGTTCAGTGTTTGCTTCCGAGGGCGGCAGCGGCGCTCTACCGACACTGATCTTCTTGAATACAATCTTGAAATCGAAGAGTACGTCGATGGAGAGTTTCATAAGCTGGTGTATTCTGATGGCCCGCTCAATAAAGATTGCGTTGTTGATACGTTTGACGTTTCAGAAGATGATTTTGCAGACGTTCAATATAAAGTCGTCGCAGAACTAGCCAATGGTCAGACTGCAACGATTCAAAGCCCGACTGGAGAGCTTCAAGGATTCTATCTTGATGGGGTCAACTATAATTGGGGAGACGGGGCGACGAAAGGAACCGGAGAAATTGTTTCTCTTCAAGGAACAGTTGCAAACGTCGGAACCGGAAGCTACAGTTATGAAATTCGAGAGGTAATTGATGGAGAGCTCCAATCGACACCAGTTGATGAAGGCAACGGGATCACCGAAGAAACGTTCGAAGCGGCTTGGGTTCACAATGGATCTGAAAACGAAAGGCTCCAATACGTCGTTCGAGTCAATCAGGGGCAAACAGTTGACGTTCCAGAAGAGGTTTCTCCTGCGGTCAATGTTATCGGCCGGTCTCAAAGCCAGCAGTTTGAGCTTAAAGACGTGAATTGGAACTTTGAAGTTGGAGATGAAGTCGATTTTGGCGACACGCTTCAAGTCGATGCAGAGGCTTCCGGCCCAGTCGACGCAAATCTTTATGCTCCGGGTGGCGGCCAACTTCCAGCTCAAGACGTTTCTGGAAACCCGAATGATAGTTCTGTCTACATTGAGTTTGACGTCGGGTCTAGCGGAATCGATGTATCGAAAGACGACCTTCTCGATTATGAGCTTGAAGTAACCGAGCAAGGCGGGACAGGTTCTGCAACGGCAGTTTCTCCGGAAGTGAAAATCGATGGAGGCGTGTTTCAAATCGGCGATGTTAATCTCAACGTCGAGCAAGGAGAAGACGTTGGCGAAGATCAGCTTGTCGGTCTTGGATTTGAAGTTGAAAACCGGCAGGGCGGAGATTTTGATTACGAGATTTATGAAGTCCTCAACGGCGGTCCATCCAATGGCGGTTTCGAAAGCTCCATTGAGTCTGGAACTGCCGCTAGTTTTGACTCCGCAACCTTCGGGCTTGACCACACCGGAACGGCCGGGGACGACGCCGAATTCCGAATTGAAGTTCAGCAAACCAACTCTCAAGGACAGCCGATTGATAGCTCTGATTCTGTTACCACTCCGGGGGTTGATGTTATTGACCGGGGCGCACTTGGAGAGTTTGGCATTCAAGAAGCCGACTTCAGCTTCGAGCAAGGTGAAACCATTGAAGATCAAGACAAACTTTTCTTCAGCTTTCAAACTGACCTTGACGGCGCTTCTGACTACGAATACGATCTGCTTGTGGTCAAAAACGGCACCGAAACGGCAGATGCTGCAGTCGATGGGGTCGGTGTTTTTCAGCAAAGCGTGTTTGGCGTCTGGAATGTAGGAGACGCCGGGGTTGACTTTTACGACGGAGATTCTGTTACTTATCGGCTTCGAATTGAAGACCCGAACGGAAACACCGACGAGGTTGATAGCCCAACTCTTCAGTTCAGCGGGCAGCCTGAGCAGAAATTCACGTTCGATAGAGTTGAATTTCAGTTCCCTGAAAACTCAGAAACGGAGAAAAACGAAAGGCTCGCCGTGTTTGCCGACGTTCGGCGCCCTAGTGATGAAGCTTTCCGGTACGAAGTCACTG